TTACGTGGGTAGGATCATATCACCGCGATCAATCATCGGTAAAGCACCACGCTCTTTAATCTGCTGCAATGCCACTGCGTCCTGGCTTTTGGGGGAAAAGTCTTTCAAACCAAGCTGGTTACGGTAAGCATCCCACCAGCGTGAAAGAAGCTGATAACGCCCGGCGGCTGTTGATTTGAGTTTGGGGTTTAGCGTGACAAGTTTGCGAGGGTGATCGGAGTAATCAGTAAACAGTTCGCCGCCAACAATAACATCATAACCGTGGTTACGTGTCGGTTGTCGCCCGTTATCCGTTCCTTCTGACCATGCCACCATATCGAGGAAAGCTTTACGCTGGGAATTTAGTACCTGCATAAATTACTCCTTAGAGCCACCAAACTTGTTACCGATTACTCTCATTGCAGCCCCACGAATAGCATCGACACCGATCAGCCCCACCCCACCACCAATGGCAACAGATAGTGATTTAGGCCATCCGACATACTCAAGAGCGGATGCAAAAGTCAGCGTCAGAGCGCCACAGAGTAGAATTTCGAGTGTTTTTCGCTTCCAGCCGCCACCACCGCCAAAATAGGCAATACGTAAACCAGCCATAACAATCGACATAATCACTGCGCCCAGCGGTGTGTCTCCACGCCACCAGCTCTGGACCAACTCCAGCCAGGTATTTGGGTTATGAGGCATTTGTAGTTATCTCTCACCTCGCTGATACAGCAGGTGCAAATTGAGGGAACATCATGTACCGCAAATCAGAAGCGGAAACGTCAAAGAAGCCGAGCCAATGGATAACTGCGGGATAGACCAGGCCCAACGAATCCCTAGGCCCAGAAACGACAAAACCCGCTCAGCGGCGGGTTTAAGTTGTGTGGCGAAGTAACCACTCTTAACACGATACAATACTTTTTGCGTACGCGTTAGTGAAAAATATATACTATCAAGCACAATCAGTTAACCTTTGGTTCTGCTGAACTAAAAACAGCAATCAGTATTAGTGCTCGTATAAGGAACAGATATGCTCTTGGGAGATAATGAACGTTTCATGATCAAATGCCAGGTTACTTTAAAGAAGTATCCTAATGACGCACCTGACATGCCTTTAGTAAACTGTATTCCTGTTTTAAAAAATCGCTATAACAAAGGAGAAGCTGTTTACGAATTAAACAAAGGACGTTCTGTCATAAGATTGCTATCCATAAAAGACGATGAAAATTACCTGAAATTGCTTTTTCAATATATAAATAAAGATGCTTCTGATCCCGCCTTTTCCAACATAAAAACTGGTGAAACCAGAATTGAGAAAAAGCAAAATGATGAAGGTATGGGGTACTCTGCTCATGTGCTTATCAAAAAAAGACCGAGCGACTCATCATTCCAAGATTGTTATGAGGCAATTTTAGAAGAAGTTCCGGGCATTACCAGAGGTTTATTAGCCCAAGCTTTAACTTATTTCCTGCGAGAAAATAATTTTTCCTTTATCCGTTCAGGAGGGAAAAAAGAACTTAAGTGCAGACCTATTTTCGACATTGATTTTTTGGCTGCAACAACACTTGAGCAATCTCTATCCACTGGTTATTTATGTGGACTTACTGCTACTCGTCGCTTTAAAGATAACTCTTTAGATGATGATGGCACAGTAATGGTTGAAGAAGAAACACTAAAGCTATCAACAAAAATACGTCGCGGAGAGGGTGCAATTAAGGCGATTAAGTCTGCATATGACAAACTTCGTGGTAGAAAGTATACAATGTTAAGAATTTCTTATAAAGACAAAAATAAACGCGTTTCATCAGATCTTGTTTCCATCGGAAAAGAAATGAGCTTACAGGAACTCGCAACAGCACAATTGGCACAACGTGAAAAAGCAGTGTTGGCATCAACAATTGCCGTTTGCCAAACAGCATTTCACGAAGAACTTCTCGCAAAAATGCAAAACTTTATGTTAAAGTGAAGGCATGGAAAACCTGTCAAAAGGAGGCATATATGTATGTTTTATCTAAGGTTTTTACACCTATAGACTACCTACGCATAAAGCATCCTGAGAAGCGATTTTTTGACTGGGTTTTACCCATTTTCACTGCTGCAATTATTACTTTATCCATCTATTACTTACCGAAAACCATCTCACTTCTCGGGAAGGATAGTCTTGTGTCTTTAGTAAACGGGATACTTCAAATACTATCTGGTTTTTACATTGCATCTATGGCTGCAGTTGCAACCTTCAGTAAGGATGGTATGGATGAAGTTATGCATGGCATACCTCCGGTATTAAAAGGTAAAAAACTTACAAGGCGTAAATTCCTCACTTATCTATTTGGTTATTTAGCGTTTATGAGCATCGCGCTGTATTTCGTTGGAGGAGCACTTCAACTAACCAGTGCAAGCATCAAGGAATTACACCTTTCATCATATCCACTAGTGAAATCATTACTTTTGTTTATTTATTTAAGTACCATATGCAACATTATATACACAACGGCATTAGGTATGTATTTTATGATAGACAAAATGCATGATGAAAAATCGAAACTTATAATTAAAGATAAAGAATGAGGCTTACGCCTCATTCTTTTTAGAACTCAATCAAACAAATACATCCTTCAACAAACCCCAAGGCAGTCTGCAATTTTTTCCTAACTGTGCCATCTGAACATCTTCTCTTCTTGGCAATAGTGCGTAATGAGATACCAATGACAAAGTGAGCTATGATTAGCTCATATTCCTCTGGTTTATACTTTCTCAACCGAGCCACACAACTGTCTATCATAATGCCTTCGTCATCATCACACTGAATCCGGGACTTTTTGCCATGAGGTAAAAGCCCCTTGAAGCCTGCAGCTATCGGCTGCCAGTCCACGCCACTGTTATCTGCTGCAGCCCATGCTCCCCAGCGGTCCAATACTTCATACATATCACGCATCAACTTTCTCCACAAAATCAGGCCAGCACGCCAATTGCCAGCGCACGATCGATAAAACGAAATATCAGCTCCAGCTGGGAGCCATACTTCTCTTCAAATGCCACGGTATCCGCATGCAGCTCGTCGTGATGCTTTCTGCACAAAGGCAACACAAAGAGGTCATGCGCTTTTGTTCCCATTCCACCCTGACCGTGACCTATCAGGTGGTGGGGATCATCAGCAGGCTTTCCACAACATGCACACGGCTGTGTCTTAACCCAGCGCGTGTACTTTTCATTAACCCAGCGGCGACGTTTTGGGCGTAACATAAAAGACTCCGGCGACTCCGGATCCACTTTCAGCGCCAGCACCTTTTTCGCTTTATCCTGGATGATGCTGGTGGCAGGAACCGAAGGCACAAGGTCACTTTCCCGGGTGACAGACGGCACAACAGGCCTCGGTAATCTCAGTGCCTTACGGGCTGCACTTTCCGGTAAGGCATCCGCCAGGTCATTACGAATCAGCCACCAGCACAGTTCCGGCATTGTCACAACGTGACTATCATCAAAACCGAGATCCCGACGCACAACAGACAACACCCAGCGGGCACAGTTATCCGTTGCCATTGATTCCAGCCGTTCCGTGAACTGATCGCGCAGCTGGTTATCGCAGTGCCAGCACAGACGGATTGCGCCCGGAGCGTGTCGCATTGTTGTCATGTTCTCGCTGTGCCAGTCGGAATGAGGCCACTGGCAGCCTTTTTCACGAAGTAACCAGCTTTCAAGACATTCCACGCCACCAGCACGACGGATCACTGCCTCATTGCGGAACACGGCCCGAACGGCAGGATCATCCGCCAGCGGTTGTGATGCCGCCGGAACGGCACCACTGGCGAAAGATGAATAACGCTCCGGCTCAGGCTCCAGCAGGACACGCCCCTGCATAAACAGGGGCATCAGCTCTGAACCGGGTCTGAACAATACGATCCCCATACGCGGGGCAATCTCAGGGGTCAGTAGCGCTCTCACGGTCACCTCAATGAACGGTATCGAGCAGCTTTAACAGCTCAGGGAATCGGGATTCGAAGAAATGCGGCTGCGTCTCACGCGGATTTGCCGGACTGGTGATGTTCTTGCCGAACATGCAGCCTTTCGCCGTCAGCGACCAGAATTTTTTGATGTTATTAATCGCGGTACGGCTGTATCGTTCGCGCTGTTCGACGATCCCCAGTTTCACCATCTGGTGATATGCCTGATTAGCCGTAAGGCGGATACCATACTGTTTCAGCAGTGCACTCAGTGACAGTGTCGGGCGACTTGAGCCATCGTGTGCATCAGCAGGGGCATCAATGGCATAGCGCGGTGCCAGATTCGGTAAACCAACAGCCTCCTGGAGTTTCTGACAGGCCCCAAGCACAGATGAGTTAGACAGGTTTAACTCCCGACGCATAAAGTCCAGCAGAATCACACCAGCCTGCATCTTGTCAGCAGCCTGCCCGGATAATTTTTCCGGTGCGCTGGTTACCATATCGAAAGTACGGATCACCTTCAGATGGAATGACGGACTGATCCACATTGCATAGGCATACACCAGTTCTTTGCAGACATACGTCCCCTGGTTATTTCCGCCACGAATAACGTTAACTGGCTCTATATTGACCGAGTTGCAAATCTGCAACTCGCTTATTAAACGTTCGGTTTGCTCATTGCGGAGCCAAAATGCAGGCTTATGCTTATCCTGAGAACCGGCAGCCCTGTGCAGATCGTTCAGGCTGTAACGCCCATAAGCATCACGACGAACTTCAATACCATCAATGACCATCAGATTATTCATACTTCGTTTCTCCTCTTAATCAGGCGGCTGCACCCGCCGTTTTCTCGTACTTACTGATAGTGATCTCGACCTTCCCTTCCGGGATAACCGGCCCCCACTCCACCAGCATTCTTTTCACCTGACTGTCGTCCTCCCACACACCCGCGTGGGTCAGGGCGTCAAACAGCGCCTTGTTATAGTTGTCCAGATCGCGGATCCGGTTATCCGGTGGAAACAACACGATCTCCACTGAAGCAGGTGCCGACGTTGGTTTTGGCAGACGACGTAACTGCTCAACTATTGCTGCACACGCCGCGCTCTGGAATTTGCGCCCCGCCGCGCTTATCAGGCTCTTACCAGCAAACGCCCCTTTGTTGGGGTGTCGCCAGTACGTGTTCACGCTGGGCGGAAAAGGCAGAATCAGCTTCATACTTTCAGGCCCCTCTCATGTAACCAGTGGGCTGCACGCAGCCTGGCGTTTTCCTCACCGGCAAGCAGTGCGCGGATAATCCCGACCGCCTCGCTGTCGTCGTCCTTCACAGCGGTATGAAGCGTTATCCCCCGTGCCACGCCACGCTTTATCGTGATGACGCCTTTTTTCTCCAGTGCGCGAAGATGCTCCACCGCTGCATTCACCGAACGGTATCCCAGCATGGTTGCCACCTCCTGATTGGTTGGCGGAAAGCCACGCTCTTTCTGATAAGAAATCAGCATATCCAGCACCTGCTGCTGGCATTGAGTTAACGTCGTCATTACGCCCCCACGTAATTCCCTGACAGATACCACTCTTCACCCGATGCAGCGCGCTTGCTGCTTTTCTGTAAGCACTGCTCACGACGCGCCAGAAAATTGTTTCGTTCTGGCTGGGAGTGGCTTTCACGGAATGCCGCCATCCACACGGTTGCAGCACGACGGTATAAGCCCCTTGACTCCAGTTCTTCAGCCTGGCGGGTCAGGCACAAAATCACCCGGGGATCGTTAGTGCCGACATAGAAATTGCGCACAGGTCTGGTTTCACGAACTGGTTGTGGTTCCGGCTCCTGCGCTCTCTCAGTCAGGCGCGGGAAATGTCTGCGTGTATCTCCTTCACAACGGTGAGCCACACGCCCACTCTGACGTAACTTGCTTGCAGACTGCAGAACGCGCTGCCGTGAATAACCTGCAAAAGCATCCGCAATGTCTCCGGAAGTACACCCCGGATGGGCTTCAATGAATTTCTGAACTTCATTCAAAAGACTCATGATCACCCCCTGAATCCTGCCGGGATCTGGCTGTAGTCCACGTTGTCGTAACTGGCTTTGAAGTACGGGTCTTCGCGTTTTTCGGTGTACGTGCTGACGGACGGCGATAAGCGCAGGGAAAGCTCATCCCATTTTTCCCGCAGCTTCGACGGGCTGAGCACGTTACGGCACCAGAACGGATCGCGGCTGACGCGGCTGTACATCTCGCAGATTTGTTTGTGAGTACGACCATCCTGCACACACATCAGGCGAATTTCGTTTGCCCAGGCTGTCCAGTTCGGTTCTTTGGGACGAACCACCTCGCCGTCACATTCGGCGGCCTGCTCGTACAGGGCGATGATTTTTTTCCAGAGCCACTGTGCGCAGGTCAAATCATCCTGCGTTCCCCACTGGCGCTTTTTAGGGCTGAATACAACCGCATCAGGATGGCGAGTTAAAAAATCCTGTTCAGCCTTCTGCGTGTCCGGTTGCGAAGCGTCCGGACGAGAAGGTTTTTTATCTGACGGATCATGTTTTGATTTTACTGACGGATCCCCACCAGATTCTGACGGGTGAAAACCCGCTTTTTTCCCAGATTTCGACGCATCAAATTTTGACGGGTCAGATTTTGATGCGTCAGATTTTGACGGGTCAGAATCTGACAGTTGAGAAAATGCCGCTGCCTGAAGCTTCGCAACGTTAAGCTGATAAACATTCGACGCATTGCGGTTACCCTGGCGACGCGCCTTACGCGTTAACCAGCCTTCTGCTTCCAGCCGTGCGATAGCCGTTCTGACGGTACTCATCCCCGCGCCAATCTGACGGGCAATGGTTTCAATTGATGGCCAGCACACACCTTCGTCATTACTGAAATCAGCCAGGCGGGCCATAATTGCCACGCTGGATAACTTCATGCCTGATGCAGCGCAACCATCCCATACATAGCCGGTTAATTTAGTGCTCATGACCGACCTCTATTTCCCTGAATTTACGACGAAACTGTTCGAGCGGACTGAAGCATTCATGCTCATAACCTTCGCGGAGGTAGATAACCCGTTGTGTTTCCGGTTCCCAACGAATGACTCTGACGGGCACTCCGTAGTGATCTTTGAACCAGCGGTTAACTTGTCGCAAAGGACTGTCTCCTTCTGCCGGTTGAAATCACCCACAGCCCACTCTGCAAAGCTGTGGGTTACAATTTCCCTGTCACCTGGTACATTCACTGCATAGCAATACTCCACCTTCGCTTTTCCACCCGGAACCGGAAGCGCAATCAGTTGCGAGCGACGGTAGTGTGTTGTTAAACTGTTCATGCGTTAGTTTCTCCACAGTCACGACACGCCACGGCGCCCGGAGCTGCACACTCGCGGGCGTCACTACTTTCTGAAACGCAAAAGATTTTGTAGACCAGTGCTGCATGCTCCTGCAGCTTCGAAATTGAGAGGTACAGCTCATCGTTAATTGCTGTCTTCTCATGCGGTTCAACTACACCGTCTTCAATTGCTGAACGAATCTGTTTTGAATAACTGCCGATCTGTTCAATGACCTCCAGCAGGCGTTGGTTGATATCGGCGTTGTCCACATCCTCGATATCAGGAAGAGACACAAAGACGCCATTTGCAGACTGCGCCACAGCGTCAGCAATGAAGTGAGTTCCACCAGCACGTTGCAAAATCATTGCCCATCCCAGCGGGAAAATCTGATCGCCATCGGCACGAAGGCGGTTAAATAATGCGTTCTCTGTTACATCCAGCCAGTCAGCAGCTTCAGCGTAACCCCCCGGCAACGCTGCGATAGTTTTTCTGACAGCTTTCACGTACCACTTAGGCTGTTTTTCTACTTTCCAGTGATGCTTACCCACGGCTATCTCCTTAAAACTGTGGTTACTTTTCATCTGATGAATCTTTAATCTTTTGAAAAATATCTGGACGTAATTTTTCTTTTGATATGCCAGTGGTCTTTTCAATGAATATCGAGAGCTTTGCAGGGGGACGCTTTTCTCTGTTCAACCAGTTCCAGACATGTTGTTGCTTTACTAAATGACCGCTGCTGGCTGTGAGCTTCCGAGCCAATTCTGATTGACCACCAGCCAGAGCGATTGCCTCCGATAAGGCTAATTGCTCAGGTGTCATAGCTTTCTCCTTTTTAGGTAGTTAAGTTGTTACGAGTTGCAAGAATACAACATTAACAACTTTTATCACAACTTTTAGGTGTTGGAAAGCTAAAACATAAAGTTGTAACCTCATCAAAAAAGAGAGGGATATGTTGTGAAAACACTGGCAGAACGATTAAAGATAGGTAGAGAGAAAGCTGGCATGAGCCAAGCTCAACTAGCTGAAAAAATTGGACTTTCACAACAATCTGTAGCCAAAATAGAGAATGGCGAAACTCTACAACCGCGCAAAATTAAAGAAATTGCAAAAGTTTTAGGTGTATCACAAAAGTGGTTACAACTTGGTATTGAAGACAACGCATCCATACCTGATCTTGTTGTAAAAGAAGCAGAAAGCACCGCATTAGACCCCGATATTTTCGTAAACATTCCTGTTTTAGATGTCGAGTTATCGGCAGGTAACGGATGTCTGGCTGAAATAGTTGAATCAGCTATTGACTGGTTTCCGTTAAGAAGAGCAGATTTGAGAAAATCTGGCGTATGTGCATCTAATGCCAAGATCGTAAAAATATGGGGGAACAGTTTATTACCGGTTCTCAATAATGGAGATCTTGTTGCCGTTGATATTTCTCAAACCGTTCCTATTCGTGATGGCGATCTTTATGCCGTACGAGATGGTGTATTGCTAAGGGTTAAAATACTTATCAACTTACCTGACGGTGGCTTGATTCTTAGAAGCTTCAACAAAGATGAGTACCCAGATGAAATACTCACCTTTGAAGATAGACGAGCCAGAATTCATGTTATAGGTAGGGTATTCTGGTCATCGCGAACTTGGTAATGCATCGAAAAGCATTTCTTCAGAAATAATTTTAAGTTTTGCACCATTATCATCCCTATAAGATATAGCTTTTTCGATCTTCCTTCCGTGACTTGAGAATTTCCAATCACGGGAGGAAAGCGTCCCAATTACTAAAAAATCCAACTTTTGAGTAATTCCACTACTGATGTTCCCACCAGCATTTTTAATCAAATTTTCAACTACGGCTCTCTTTCCTGCAACAAAAGTGCCTGTAAGACAATAGGTTTTACCCTCTAACTCTATCGAAGCCCCTACATCAATAGGCAGCCTGGTCGCCAAACCATCCACCACCCCACTTTCCAAGTCACATCCTGTGAAGTCTACTAATGCCTTATGTAGAGTTAAACTCTCATCTTCAGTAATAACCCCATCTTTAAGAATTTCCTTTACAAGTGCATAAAGTTTTTTTCCTGGGTAGTTGTTCTTCAAAGCTCCATTTTGCTCAAGCCACCAATTAAGATATCTTATTTCTTCTTGAGTTAAGTTCCGATCAGCAATTAATCCTTTACATAGTCCATTAAGTAAATGGACATCTACATCCTTGGAGTAAAAATCAATTTCAGGGATATCAAGAATTTCCCTCTGTATTTGGAGAAGGCTATTTTTAAGGTCATCACGTTCTTCTGATGTGATTATTCCATCCGCAAGAATATCCGACACCCGTGCTGATAGACTTTTTATAACTCCATTATTGATAATCTGCTTTGCTTCAAGTAACCATGTATCTAAGTAAAGAACCTCCTCTTCACGGACAACTCCATCTGCAATGATTCCATCAATTATGCTAATCAAGTTAGCAAATAACTTGTCCCGGTTCTGTGTGTAATTAAAAGCGTAAAGCGCGTCTTCCATACAACCTCCTTTTTTTGATAATCCTTGCACTCCTTGGCTACTCGTTCAAACCACATAAAGTTGTTGACAATATTCAAAACCACAACTAAATTACAACTTAAAGATGTTAAAACAATGAACAGGCAGGACGCCCACGAAGTAGCCGCCTGGGGCATATGAAGTCCAAGATGATTCGTTAAATACTATGTGTAAGAGAGCGCAAATGAACCGTTATTTCACATGCTCGTTTTGTGGCGCAAACGAGCTGCAGGCAAAAAAAATCATCGCCAAAGGCGGAAAAGATGAAGTTGCTATCTGCTCTGAGTGCGTAGTCTTGTGTGTCGGGGCATTAATCAATATCAGCACAACTATTCAGTTCACACCAAATGAGAATGCGCCTTTAGATGCGCGGAAATCTGGAGGTTAAAGAACAAAATGAAAGTCCAGATTTTAAACAATAGTGGTGAAGTCGTTTGGTCATACGACATAGCCGCTCCTGTAGCTCAGAGCGGCGATAGCTGGACCAATGGGAAACATCAGATTATGGCTGGAGTTGTGTTCTCTTTACGCCGTGCTTTGGAACAGGCTGAAGTCTTTCCATCAGACCCTGAATGGAAATGGCCTTTTTCTATTTGTCCAAATTCGGAGAGTACATTTCAGAAAATTGGTCAAAAAGTCGCACTCGAAGAGCATCAGCCAACTGTTTCCTGATTTTTTCAGGTAACTCGTCGGCATCGCAGAAACAACAACGCTCGATCATGTTGAAAGCCGATTCGTAGAACTGTTTCTGCTGAGTGTCGCTGAGACAGGAAAAGAGCGACGTTACGATGATTTTATTAATTGCATTATCAAGTTCTTTTTCATCAAAAGTCATTTGATTTTCCTTTTATGAATACGGGCTTAAAAGGATACCACCGAGCCTGAAGTGGTGAAAAGACAGGCACATAACAGCTAAGTATTTTCAACCAGAGAGAATCCTTAGCGTTGTGGTGAATGCGGCTCAGCGCACGCGGGTTAAGGTTGAGGCTGACAGTCGACCTTCTGTGGATACCCACCCGCCTGGTGTGCAACCTTCGCCAGGCACCGGGAGGCCCCCGGAACCACAACTTTATGCTGTGTGTAGTCCTGGCGGTACCAGCTTGTACCCTTGCTTCCGGCTGGTACCGTCCTTTTTACAAAACAGAGAAGAGCATCACCGGACGACGGGCTCATAACCCAATCCATCCTGGTAGTTGTGGCCACAGGTGCTCTTCTCTGTTTTGTGGAGAAACTAATCGACCTTGCAGGGTCGATATGCAGAGACTGAACAGTTAGTGAAGTAATAAGGTGATCGCATATGCTTCAAATGTTAACTCTTGAAGAATGGGCTTCTGAAAAATACAGAAGTAATCCTCCAAGTGTGTCCACATTGCGTCGTTATGCTAAGCAGAATTTATTTTGTCCACCGGCCATGAAACAAGGCCGGTTATGGCGAGTGCGTGAGGACGCCGAGTTAGTTGGAGAGCTGGTAACACCAGTAATTAAGAAAAATGACTCATTACTTTTGCAACGGATTTTGAGTGATGGCAGCCAGACCGCGTAAGAATAATGTTTCAGTCCCTAACTTATATCCGCTTTATAGCCGAAAGGTAAATAAAGTCTATTGGCGGTATAAGCATCCAGTAACAGGAAAATTCCATGCTTTGGGAACAAACGAAGCTGAAGCTATCGCTATTGCCACTGAGGCCAACACTCGACTGGCTGAACAAAGAACCCGGCAGATTCTGGCTATCAGTGACAGGATCGCAACCAGCAAAGGAAAAGCGATCACAACATCTACATGGTTAGACCGTTACCAGGCTATCCAAGACGATAGGCTGAAAAGTGGTGATATAAGACTCAACACCTATAAGCAGAAAGCCAAACCAGTATCCTTGCTCAGGGAAAGAGCAGGAATGAAGTTGATCTCGGCCGTTGATGTCAGAGATATAGCACAATTGCTTGAAGAGTATATCTCTGCGGGACAGCCGAGAATGGCCCAAGTCGTAAGGTCTGTATTGATCGATGTGTTTAAGGAAGCACAGCATTACGGCGAAGTTCCGCCTGGCTATAACCCAGCATTAGCCACTAAACAACCAAGAAGAAAAATTACCCGTCAACGCCTCAGCCTGGAAGAATGGCAAAAAATATTCGATATCGCAGACGCCACTCATCGTTACATGGGAAATGCCATGCTCCTAGCTTTAGTCACTGGGCAGCGTTTGGGAGATATATCCAAAATGAAATTTAGTGATATTTGGGAGGATCATCTTCACGTCATTCAGGAAAAGACCGGGAGCAAAATCGCAATTCCTCTTTCTCTTCACCTCAATGCGATTAACTGGAGTTTACGCGATGTAGTAGCCCGCTGCCGTGACTATGCAGTCAGCCCATACCTTGTACATTTTTCCCGTACGACTTCACAGGCTGAACGTGGAACACAGGTTAAATCTAACACATTGACGATGAATTTCAGTAAAGCGAGGGACTTAGCAGGAATTGACTGGGGGAAAGGTTCACCTGCAACATTCCATGAGCAAAGGTCGTTATCTGAACGCCTGTATAAAGAACAGGGGTTAGATACACAAAAACTACTTGGTCACAAAACACAACAACAAACCGATCGTTATCATGACGACCGAGGCAAAGGATGGAGCAAAGTAGCATGGTGA